CACCTTCACGGGTTTAAGCACAAGATCACTTGACTCTGTGACTGCTTGGTTGGTGCTTGATCCATCAAAAGACCACTCAGGTGCGTGTTCAATTATGTCATCAATCGATGGTGGTATTTGAGGGTTATCTGTTGGGATATTTACGTTTCTTGATTTGGATCTAATCCCAACTGCTTCATTACCATCCAACCAAATGTAGTCTAATTTTACTAATCTCATGATTAACCTTTCTTATGAAAAACGAGAACTGGTTCATATTTTACATACGTTCCATTTATTTTGCAATAGTTTTTACACTTAGGTTTTCCATTTTCGTCCAACCTATTTTGACCAGGCATTCCTTCGAGTGCCATCTTCAATGTATATTTATAATGAACACCTAACGATTCAAGTATATCTATACTATCTTTTTCTAAAGGCAGATATTTTTCCCCAACTTTAACATCAGCGATGTTCCACAATAGATAACGGTCAGACTTCAACCAAGCAACCGCTGTTTCTAGAGTCGGACGAAGAAAACCATCCCTCCAAGATTCGTATGACGAACCAAACTTTTTGTAACTTTGGTTTTCGTCCTCACTATACGCTTCACGATTAAAGTAAGGTGGGGATGTAAAGATAAGATCTATATTGCCTTTGTGTTTCTGAAACCCTTTATCGTATTGGATTACCTCTGACCCCAAACAATAGATCTCATAAGTGTTAACAGGTCCGCAAAAAAATGTGTTTCCTCTGTTGGTTTTGGTGTTGTAGAACTCAGCAATATCGGAGTATCTGTTGGTGCTGTCCGTAGAAAAATTATCAACATTAGGATCAGTCCCGATGTAATGAACACTTCGGTCATCACGAACGGACATCGCTCCGAGAATCCTACCTCCCCATCCTGCGGACGGATCATAGATTTTAATAACTTCCTGATCTTTGATGTCATCTGTAAACCTCTCATAAAGATACTTCGCTGTCATAGGGGGGAAGTTGACTGCTGGTTGAATGTAACCAATACGAAACGCTGCAAACCCCTTTGGAAACACTCTGTTTCCCTCTTTGTATATACGAACGTTATACACCTTATCATCAGGCATATTATCTATATCAAATGTAGAGTGATGACGATACTCTAATCTTCCATTTCTTTGTAATTCTAAAACTTGATCTTTCGTCAAAGAAAGTGTGTTTGACTGGTCTACTTGATTATACCCAGTATTCATTCCTTCTTTGATTGCAACCTGTTCTAGAAAAAAGTTGTAACCATTGAAGATGATGCTTTGGTTATCGTAGAAAGTATTGACGAAAGTGATACCGTCATCAACTGAGACTAACGCTGGTTTCACATTATTTTTGAAACAGGTAAGAGCGTGTAGATACATGGAGTCTCTGCGAAAGTGTCTCATACACCCCTTAAACATTTTCTCCTCAAATCTATCCAACGCAAAAAGATCATAGATCGAATAACCATTATCTTTTTCTGTGTAGTTGATTCTAGTTTTATACATGTTCGCAAACCACTGGTCTGCTTCTGCACCTAATCTACTTTTATTGACAATGACATCATCGGGGATGTCAGACAATTCGTCAGAGTGTGTGAACTCATGTATGGGATATGAGATCATTTTATTAAATTGATCTATGATTTCATCTTCAGTTTTTCCTTGTCTCGGTGGGACGTTTTGCTCGTCCCAAATATCAATCACAAGTTTTCTCATCTTTGAAACCCAAGATCGAAACTCATCTGGAGTCATACACAGCAAGTCCTCGAACTTACAGTTGATGTCGGAGTCTATGAGACTAGTATTTTTCTCATACATTACTTGATCCTACTGAAGTTGTTCTTTTTCATAAACACAAAGTGGTTGTGGAACTTATCAGCAAGATGATCCGTCTTATGACTAATCACAAAGATATTCGAACTACCGCTGGTAAATGTCTTAAGTAGTTTCATAAACTCCTCGGTTCCCGCTGCATCGAGACTTGAATCGAACACCTCATCAAGAATCAACAAGTTACAACTCACGCTGTTCTTTAATTTAGCAACTTCTCTCCATGCAAACAGAAGAGCAAGATCAATACGAAGTCTTTCACCCTCACTTAGATTGTAGTATGAGAAGTCATCACGGTATCTGCTTTTGATCTCTTCATTAAAGTTTTCATCGAGTGTAAACTTACAAAAGAAGTCCATCGCCTTTAAATACTTATTGATTAAATTATTCATGACAGGGAGATACTGTTTAATAATTCTTGCTTTGATACCTGTGTCTTTTAGCAGACTTTGAATAATCTCAAGGTGGTTTTCATCAACAATAAATCTTTCTTTTTCTTTTGTTTGCTCCATACCCTCATGAATTAACTTCTTCATTTCTACAACATCATCATCAAGTGTGTTTTCTTGACTCTGGTTTTGCTGCTTTCTCTTGAGCATCCCATCAATGTATGTTTGACAAGAATCTATCTTTGCCTGTTCGTATTGTTTCTCACCCAAGATTTGATTGATCGTTTGTTGTATTTCATCCTGATCATCTAGCCTCTTTTTTGTTTCGTCCATCTTCACTATCAACTTTTGTAGATTGTCTTCGTGTTCAGACTGTTTTGTTTTTTGGTCTGTAACGATCTGACACTTGTGATCAACGCCTATATCTTGTCGGCACACTGGACATTGATCGTTCTGTGAAAAGAAGTCCATGTCTTTTTTGATATCGGAGAGTTTAGAGTTTATCTCTCGTCTTTCAAGTGACAGGTCGGACAAACTATTTTTGTTTACGTCATGATCAACCAACTCACCAATCAGATCTAGGTGCTTGTCCTCTAGATCTTTTATCCTATTTTTTGCGTCTTCTATTTCTTGTTTCTTTTGATCAATCTCGTCATCGATACTATCGAGATTACTTTTTGCTTGGTCTTTGATCTTATCAATATATTCTTTTTTAGTTTCGATCTTTGTCTTTAGCATATCGATACTATTTTCTTTGTCCTTGATAATCTCACGAACAGCAGAAACTTTACCCTTCACCATGATGTTCATGATGGTAAATATATTAATGTCTAACAAGTTTTCAACGATGTCTCTTCTGTCTGTCGCAGACAACTGCATGAAGGGAACGTAGTTTGATGATCCCAAAACAACAATCTGACAGAAAGACTTGTAAGACATTTTAAGAATCTGTTCCTCTAGAATTCTCTGGTAGTCTTTTGCTTTAGCCTCTTGTGGTAACAACTCTCCGTCAACATAGATGTCAAACACTTTTGGTTTCTGTCCTCGACGAACAAGGTATGACTTAGGACCAATAGAAAATTCTATCTCAACCACCGAGTCCTTTTCATTAATACTATTCACAAGTGTAGAAACGGTGATACCACGAAATGATTTACCAAACAAAGAGTATGTTAATGCATCCAGAATCGTTGACTTACCAGCACCATTCTCACCCGTAATAAGGGTAAGACCGTGACGACATAAATCAACTTCTGTAAATGCATTTCCCGTTGAAAGAAAATTCTTCCATCGAATCTTTGTGAACTTAATCATACTGTGACGCTAACTCCGTTCCACCAATGTGGAGTAGTTGTTTTCCATTTTGCAAAGTACGCTTTCTCTCCATGATAATAATTACGATACGCTTGAACCGCATCACCCGCAACCTTATATTGTTCAG